GGCAACATCGTCGCCTAATCTAGAGCATAGAAAGGAATAAAAATATGCCTCTCCTGACTCCCTCGTCGGTGCATATCGACCAGCCGCTTACCAACCTGACGCTGGCGTATGTGCAAGAACAAACGAACTTTATCGCTGATAAGGTTTTCCCTGTCGTCGGTGTTGACCGCCAGTCGGATAAGTATTACATCTACGACCGCGACAACATGAACCGCTCGGGTGACGTGAAGAAACTCGCGCCCCGCACCGAAGTCAACCGCATCGGTATGTCGATCTCCAACAACAGCTACTACGCTGATGTGTATGGCCTCGGCATGGACTTCGATGAGCAGACCCTCGCAAACGAAGATGCCGCTCTGGACATTCGTTCTGCTGGCGCTCAGACCCTGATGACCCGCCTGATGATCCATCGTGAGGAGCAGTTCGCTTCGACCTTTATGACCACTGGCGTTTGGGGCACTGACGCAACTGGTGCTGCTTCTGGTGTTGGCACCCCGGTCTACTGGGACGATTACACCAACTCCACCCCGATCCTCGACGTTACGAATGCTCGTCGCACCGTGCAACTGGCCTCGGGCGGCTTCAAGCCTAACACGATGGTTGTGGGCAAAGAAGTTCGTGATGACCTCATCAACCACCCGGATATTCTGTCCCGCCTGAATGGTGGTGCTACCGTGACCAACACCGCTCTCGTGACCAACGCCAAACTGGCCGAGATTTTTGAAGTTGAAAACTTCTACGTCATGGAAGCTGTGAAGAACTCCTCGGTTGAAGGTGTCGCAGAATCGAACGCCTTCATCGGTGGTAAGGACGCCCTGCTGGTTCACACCCCCTCCTCGGCTGGTCTGATGACCCCGGCGGCTGGTATGACCTTCGCTTGGAACAACATTCCGGGCGTGTCGAACCTCGGTGTGACCGTGGAATCGTTCTCGGATGACGCTCTGCGCCGCCAGCAGGTTGCAGAACACATTCAGGTCAAGATGGCTTACGACATGAAAGTTGTCGGTGCTGATCTCGGCTACTTCTTCTCGGGCATCGTCCAGTAAGAATTATTATCTAGGGAGGGGGCTTCAGTGTCCCCTCTCTTTCCCTCCTAACCCGACAAGGAGAACTTAAATGGCTCATCCTCCGTATCTTGGCTGGCAGATTGACTGGCCGCTGTTTGTAAAAGTCCCGTTCCATTCTGAAGGACATGAGTGGAAGAAGGGCGATCACTATCCTTGGCGGACCATTGGTTTCAGTGGTGTTAAGGAAGAGAGTGTTGCCCGCTTGTATAACTCTGGTTACCTTTACCACAACCCTGAACTTGAGAAGGAAACCAAGGTTGGCGACCGTCTCAACGAGATGAACAAAGCACAGATTGAAACTCTGGTCGGCTTGCTTAACGCTGAAGTGAAGAGCAACACCAACTCCACGGCAGAGTATAACGCCAAGAAGTGCAAAATCTCTAAGATTGAAGAGAAGCAACGTGGGCTTGTTCGTAGTTTCCTCCGCAACAACTCTTGGGTTCAGGACAGGTTCTACGAAATCCGTGATCAGATATTAGACGCTAACCATGCGGCATTCGACAAGGAATAATTAAATGGCTTGGAGTTACGATTCATCTAATCTGGACACTGACACGTCTTCTGGTCGGATTAATGTCGTCCGCCTCTTGGTGGGAGATACCGAAACGACTGATCAGCAAGTCCAGAATGAAGAGATTACGTTTGCGCTCTCTGAGAACGGGAACAATGTCTACTTCGCTGCTGGATGGGTCGCACGAGCCATTTCCTCTAAGTATTCCCGCAAGGTTAACACGCAGCTTGATGGGGCCTTGAGTGCTGATTACTCTGACCTCGCCAAGCAATACAGTTCTCTGGCAGATCGTCTTGAGTATCAAGGTAAGAAGTCTTCTGCTGGTCTGAGCGTTAAAGCTGGTGGCATTACGATCTCTGGTGTTGAGGCTGTTCGAGAGAACACCAATCGCATTGAAGGTTCTTTCCGCAGAGATAGGTTTCACAATCCTCCCGGCTACGACACCCCTGAGTATGAATAATAAGGAGGGGATTTATGTCCTTTCGTTCTTACGATCTTCTCAGGATGCTGGAAGATTTTGGCAGGAATCTCACTCTGATTTATGTCTCGGAGGGGTCGTATGATCCTGCTACCGGGAGTTTGTCTGGGGGTTCCACCTCGAACTCGACCGTAAAAGGTTATTTCTATAACTACCGTCTGGATGAAGTAGATGGGTCTAATGTTGTTCTCGGGGATCGTCGTCTTCTTCTGCCTACTGTTGATACCTCTGGCAACACTATTACTGAGCCTGAGATTGGTGATCAGATTACGGGATCAGGAGATAAAGTCTCCATCATCTCTGTCGTCAAGATATTCAGCGACACAAGAGTAATGTGCTATCTCTGCCAAGTTAGGGAGTAATCCATGTCTAACTTCAGAGTTACAGTTAACAGGGGTGTTGACGGTAAGTTCCGTAAGTTGGAAGACCTGTTGAAAGACTTCCAAGAGGAATATCTCAGAGGTTTTGCAGACTCTATCGTGATGGACTCTCCTGTCGATACTGGCACCTACATGGAATCTCACGTTATTTCCACTTCCCCCCAGTCTGGCAATGCTAGTTCTCATGGGAAACCGAAAAATCAGCCGTGGGGTCCAATCGCGCAATCTACTCTGAACCGTCTGTATAGTGAGATTGCTACTATCCCAGATGGAACCAATAACGTCTACATCAGCAATATCTCTGAACATGCAGATGACGTTGAATACAGACACGGCTATGAAGTATTCTCGCGGGCTAGGGCTAAATCTGGTGCAATCGCTGCGGAAGCTGAAGCAAGAGCAAGGGCTAGGAATAGATGAGTTCAGTATATGATGATATTCGGCAAGCCCTAGAGGTTAAACTCAACAGCACTTCTGGCCTGCCATCCCAAATCGCTTGGGAAAACGTAATATTCTCGCCTACCACTGGGACTGCTTACATGGAAGTTCGTCTTGTTCCAGTCACTCGTAGGCCAGCAACTAGGGGTTCTAACCCGCAACAGAGATACGATGGCTTCTTCCGTATCTTGGTATATGTGCCTGAGAATGAAGGCCCCTCCGCTGCTGACGACTATGTGAACACTCTGATTGAGGCTTTTGATGCCACGACAGACCTGAGTGCAAATGGCATTAACGTCTCCATTGACTATGCTGAACGCGCTCAAGGCATCCCCCAAAGCCCTTGGTATTATGTTCCAGTCCAGATCGGCTGGTATACCTATTCTACATAAGGAACCTAACTCATGGCATTTGCTCAAGGGTCTCGCACCCGCCTTTCCTACATCACCGAAAGCACCTTCGGGACTACGCCTGCTGGCAACTTTACCGAACTCCCTTTCACCACGCACTCCCTGAACCTCGCTAAGGAACGTGTGCAGGGCAACGACATCCAAGCCGACCGTATGCCCCGTGTGGATCGTCATGGCAACCGCACCGCCGCTGGTGACATTGTTGCTGACCTGCGCGATGGTAACTATGACGCCTTCCTCGAAAGCCTCATGTTTGGCACTTGGGACACCTCTCCTACGACTGCCCCTGACGAACTGAAGGTTGGCACCACCCTGAAGTCCTTCTCCATCGAAGACTATCTGGAAGATATCGATCAAGCCCGTCTCTTCACTGGTATGGCTGTCTCCAGCGCCTCTTTCTCCATTGCTCCTAACCAGATGGTGACGACCACCTTCTCGTTTGTCGGTAAGGATATGGCGATCTCTGCTACCGAGAAGACCACGGATGCTGCAACTATCGCACAGCCCTTCGACTCTTACTCTGGTGCAATCACTATCGGTGACAACGGTGGCGCTCTGTCCTCGCTGGCTTCGGTTACTTCGGTCGAGTTCTCTGTGGATAACGCTCTGTCCCCGACCTTCGTGGTTGGCTCTGACAGCACCCCGCAACTTGAATTTGGTCGTGCTACTATCGAAGGCACCCTGACTGCTTACTTTGAAGATGCAAGCCTCATCAACCGCTTCCTGAACGAGACGGAGAGTGCCTTCAAAGTGACTGTAAATGATCCGACTGCTGGCAATGAATATGGCTTCTTCTTCCCGAAGGTCAAGTTCAATGGCGCAGACGCACCTCTCCAGAACCCGCAGAGCCGACTGATCACTCTGCCGTTTGTTGCTCTCTACGATGCGACCGAAGGTTCCAACCTTACGATCACTCGCCCTGAGACTGCGTAATCCTCCATTGTGAGGTAGGGGGCTGGCGATATGTCGGGTGTTGCTGGCCCCCACTTAATAAAGCACCCGACACTGTTCCATACCTATAAGGAATCCCGACTATGGACCTCAAGAAACTTATTCCTGAAAACGACACCGTTACTATTACCCTGAAGCATCCCGGCACTGGTGCTGTTCTCCAGAATGAAGATGGCTCTGACATGACTATCTCGTTCTACCTGCCTCACGCTAAAGAAGCCAAGAAGGCACAACATGAGATCACCAATCGCCGCCTTAAGAAGATGTCCTCGGGTAAGAAGTTTGAACTGACCGCTGAAGAACTCGAAGACCTTTCCGTTGAGTCGCTTGCTAAGACGACTGTGGATTGGAACCTTACCTATGATGGCGACAAGCCCAAGTATACGGTAGCTAAGGCTAAAGAGATTTACTCTGAAATCTTCTGGATTCGCGGTCAGGTCGAGGAGGCTATCGCTGAATCTATGGATTTTACCAAACTCTGATCTCGGAACTATATGAATACGCGGAGCATACGTTTGCTCTCAGTGTTCCTGATCAGAATGGTATTACGCAAAGAGAACATTTGGAACAAGTAGAAAGGCAGATTGGACACACACCAGAGGAACTCATTGGACCCGCATTTCCATTGCCTCTGACTGATGTCTGGTCTGCCTTTATTGATTTGTCGTCCTGTCGTGGACAAGGTTTCTCTGGCCCTCTCCCTTTAAGTTTTACAGAAATAAAAGCGTATTCGGAATTGACTGGAACTGTGTTTGAACCTTGGGAAGTAGAAACCATAAAGGGTTTGGACCGAGTATATCTAAG